CCGCACTATATCATCAACTTGGTGCCCTTCCCGAACCCGAAACAACCCATAGATTTTGCGGTTGAGCCAGATTTTGAAGCTAACATATCCGTCATAATCGGGTGGTCCGCTGTTTCCAGTGGCGAACAGACTGAAATGACTCACCCCAATTTGCCATGAATTACCCTCGAAGAATCCCTCCGTTCTTCTCAACGTCGGATTGCAGCAGGTTCGGTCGCCGGGATTCGGCCAGTCTTTGAATGGTAAAATTACGAAGTTCATGCGGGCTTGACTAAAAATGTGTATTCTGTTGGGGTTCCTTCGATGCAAACCCATAGGTTCAATTCTTCAAATCCTGATAGGCCGGTCGTGCTGATTGTATATTCATTCCCCGCTTGGGTGAATGCTATACCTTCACCGGGGACGTAATTTGGAACTGAGAAGTTGCCAGTCTCGACAACCAAACCATCAATTGCCGCCATAATCGCGGCTGGGGAATTGTTGCCAAATGTGAAATCTGATTCCCCAACAAACGAATTGCCCTTAACGACAATTGATTTTCTGTTGGAAGACGTGACAACATTGATTTGCTTGGGAATCGGTGGTCCTGTTGGAGTATCACTATCAATTCTATCACGCACCTGCTTGACGCGGATTAGGTCATAAGGTGGCTCCCCAGTCGGATGCTCCTTGATAACATCCTGACCGCTCGATTCGTCATAGATTTGCAGGATTGATCTAACGTCGTAACGTGCCTCCGATGAATCCCAATCTTTCATTATCTCAAATAGTGAACCAACATCACTGCTTGCTTGTGGCATGTTGTGAAACTCTGGCAAAACCGGCCTATGGATAATCGGCCCGCCTTGGTGGTATTGATTCTTCACCTTTACACCGCCGCCGCCGTCATCCTCAAAATCCGCTAGTTTATAGAAGTAGCAACCACTTAGCGGAGGAGGTGCCGTGTTGCCCGCTTCTGTTGGGGGTGGCTCTGCGTGTTGGAAATTAGTTGGATCGCTTTCAAGAACGCTAACGGTTGTTCTGGTAATTATGTCCTTCGACGTGGTTTCTACCTTAATATAGATTCGCGAATCGACCGTTATTGTCCATTCTGGCATCGGGTCATGGTCCAACGTCTCGGGCATCCAATACATGAGAGGGTCAATCGTCTGTTTCTTCGGATCAATGTTTAACACCCATCCTTTCAGGATATTGCATTTCCAAACATCTTCTTCCGCTTCGTAGATTCTTGATATAGCAAACTGCAAATACTGATTTGGGCGGTCATAAGGGGTTGTAGCGGTGATGATGGGATGGCTCCCTTCAGTCTGAGTGATTAGAATGCCAGGACCGGCCACAGGGGTTTGATGTGATAGATAATCTCCCAGTGCTTTGAACTTTGCATGCGTTAGGAATTTCCCTTTGAATATATCGACAAGCTTCATAATTAGCCGTATATGTCAACGTCCCATCCGTTTCTACCGCTTAACAACCATTGCTTTGTGATTTCATAGACATATCCGCGCCGCCTGAATGAACAATCTATCAATAGCCAATTTCTGCCGCTTTGAGTTGGGGGATTTCCCTTTGGTGTATCAATCTTACCAAGGTTGCCAAGGTCTGCCGGTGGCTTGCTATCAAACGAAGTCTCATTCCATGTTGCGCCAGCGTTCTTGTAGATCTCCATCCCCTTTTTGGCCGAATCGGGAACAAATTCCTTGAAGACCCCCTTTGCGTTATTCTTGGTAGGCTTTCCATCCTCGGGGTCTAGCCATATTGCCAACGGTGGCGAGCTGTTGGGGTATCCTGCGACCGTTCGGAAATTGATATTGGTAACAATTGATTCGTCGTTAGTAGAACCCTTCATTTCATAGGTCGGATCGGGCTTGTCTCTTATCCATCCCTCATAAGTATATGTAATCTTGGTAAACTGCCCGTGCTCCTGCTTGTCCCCGTTCATTGATGAAACGGCCATTGTGGAGAACCTTGGATGAACCGAATGCTTGGATCTAAGTCCGCTAGGAAATAGATTGTAGGGAACCATTTCAACCCGTGTAATCATGTCGAGCCCGAACCTATCTATTTTGAACGACTCTTCCGCTAGTAGAATCGTTGAATTCTCTCCGGAAACCTTGGGTAATCTCATGATAATGCTAAATAGTCAAAATGAATTCGGATAGTGAACACCCGAAGACTAAATAGATAGAGCATGAGCAATTATTACGATCCGACAATCGGTTGGGAAAACGGAGCCCCTGTGAAAATCCATTATGACGATCACTTTTTTGATGAGGAAGACCCCGAGGATGAGCCCGAGCGCGACATTCTAACGATGGTTAGGCGCATTGTTGGCGTGATGCTAGCGGATTCCAATCCTGGCCTTGGTATCGAATGCCTGGCACTCGTTACGGGGATCGCCTATGAAGGGAACTCAATGACCGAAATCGCTAAAAAGCATAGGGTGACACGGGCTAGCGTGTCTCAACGGTGCGTTAGTCTATCCAACACGTTCGGGCTTGAGAAATCAATGGCAATGCGGAACAAGACCAATCGGGCTGTGTGCAAGGAATCACGGTTGAACTCCCTAGCGAAAGAATAAATCATGAGTATAACTAAAGCGAACACGACAACACAAATCGGAACCAAGTTTAAGAACCTCACATTTGACGAGTGGCAGGCCTACGGGTCGAGCTTCGGCGAGTCGCTACAAACCACGGCTTGGTCTGTTGGGGATTGGCTGATTTACGGCGAAGACAAATTCGGTGGCGGGAGAGTCGCGTCTGAATCCTATGACGAGGCCCTTAAAAGCACGAAGTTGGATAGGGCCACATTGAAAGTCTATGCATCGGTTTCCAAAAGCATACCTTACGACGAACGATCAGAAGCAATATCATTCGGGCATCACAGGGTTCTTGCACCGTTGGATAAGACAAGGCGGGAGGCTTGGATCAAGAAGCTAAACGGTGAAGACACGATTCCAACGGTCAAACGGCTGGCATTGTCCATCAGGTCACAGGAGAAGGATGCCGAGCCCCACATTCTAGCGGATTCGGAAATACTCAAGAATCAGCAATCCCAAGGCAAAGACAATTATGTAATCCACCTTACAAGGCTGATTACTAACCTGCGAGCGATCATTCCAAGTATGGACGATTACGAACGGAAGAGTTTGAAAGCCGATTTTCGCGATCTTCTAACGCTTCTGAAATCATTGTGACTAACGGCGGATAGGCTTTGCGGAGTATTCCACAATATCCGAGTTATTCATAACGGAACGACCCGAAATCTTGAATTGAATCGCGTTATATGTGATTAGATTGCCAATCTCCAGATACAAGTCGGATCTAAGGAGCTTGATTCTAATATCTCCATCGTCGGAGAATCCACCCATTACAAGGGTTCTTGTGTACTCACTCTCCGCAATAATCGCCTGATAGTCGTTTCCGTTATGGGTTATGGTAACTCCGAAATCGTTCCGATGCTCAATAAAGGCATCTTTCAGGTCCAAGGCAACATTATCATTCATATAAGCGGGTTCTAGTCAAAAGGAAGCCCGTGTCCGATTTATTGGACACGGGCCTTGGGTATTTTGATGGGCTATCAGTAAGGCTTCTTCTTGACTCTCACAACCGGGTCAGGAGTCGTAACCCTTAGATCGGCTTCCCTGTTTGTCACGTTAGGCACAGCATCCGCTTGGGTCGTTAGAACCGCTCGATTGTTCATGATTAGATCACTGGCAACATGCGGGTCAAGGTTCATGACGGTTCCTGCGACAGTGTGAAGGCCATTTACAAGACAGTCTTCAATGATTCGGACTAGTTTCATGGCGCGTAAGAATTTTGTTGGGTTGCCACGATTACCGATGCATAGAAGGCGGGCGCGTTAGTTCCCCCTATGGTTGCATAGGTTCTTAACGCTCCGCAATCGTCGATATTCACGGAAAAAACTTGAACGCTAGGGGTTGTCGAGACAGGAACAAAGGTTGTTAAGTCGGAAAAGTTATAGACTTGCGCGTAAAACTCTTGATCGACCGTTGGAACCAAATTCCAACTGGCATCATAGACCGCACTCTTGCACCCTGACAAAGCCGATAATCCGCGCCACGCTAGATTGTTCGATGTTGAAGCCGTAGCGTTGCCGCTCAGTGTGACCCAGTATGTTCCGGCCGCCACGTCCACAGGATTTGTGAAAGTGAAGCTCGTTCCGCTAAAAGCCGATAGAATGGCATTGGCTGAAACGGCGTTGGACGTTGCCAAGGATGCCGATGGACTGCCCGCACTGTCGGAATAGATGTTACAGACGAAACTGCAAGCCGATAGGGTTCCCCTCGATTTCAAGGGCAAGACGATGTTGTTAAATGTTGAATCGGTTGCCAGGACAAACTGTTGCCCGATTTGAATCGCCGACGTTGCCGCAGTCCTTAGTTGTGTTGCTTGCGCTCCTTGGGTGGAGAATGATGGGCCGATTGATAGGGTTGCGCTGTTTTGGATTTTAGCCGACAGGCTTGGAGTTGTACCCGCGTCTGACTTTGCGGCGAATACAATTGTTGAAGGTCCGGTGTAATCGGTCCCGAATTCCACGACATTCTGCCCCCCATTGTTCGAGGTGAGAAGCTTTGTGGTTGTTAGTAAAGTTACGATATTCATAATTTGAAAAGTGCTGTGTTGGAAATCCTGAGAAAAGGGGTGGATGGTAACACAAGACCATCCACCCCGATTAGGTAACTGCGATTAGGCGGTTAGAGCATCCTTCATTGCGGCGAATGAAGCGGCACGTCTAACGGCGGCATCGTAGTAAACATCCGCAGTGATTCGCACGAGACCTTCCGTGTCCTTGATGTAAGGATTGACCTGAATGTCAATTCCGCCCCATTGGGCAATCACAAGGTCGGCGAAATTGCCGAAGATGATACCGGAGCAAACACCGTTGGAAGCTCCCTTTGTGAGAGTGCTAGGGACTTGAGTTGTCACGCCAGCCCGATAACCGTTTAATGGAGTTGTTCCTTCGCCCCATACCATAACAGAATCCCCTGAAGCGGCTTTAGTGGTGCTCTTTAGCTTGCCGCGAACCTTTGGATTTGTGAGATAGGCGAGATTGCCAATGTCAGCGTTTGAAGTGCTAACGGCTGTTTCCAGTGCGATGACATGCGCCCAAGTGGGGGATAGGCCATCAGTACCACCAGCAACGGAACCGATAGACGAAGTGTTTAGAATTCCGGTAGGCTCATCAGAACCGCCGCCATTGATCGCGCCAAGTTCCATGGCCAAGGCTAACGCGGTTGCAAGGTCGTTGCGAAGGATTCCCTCGACGCTAACGGAGCTTTGGGCTAGCAACTGTTTGCTTACCTCGATATAGGTAGGCAGACGCTTAGGGCTGAGGGAGATCTTGCCGGTTGTTGGGCTCGATTCGTCGGCTGCGGCGTTTTCCGTTTTCTTAGTAGGAGCTGAACCTGTCAACAGCTTGGGTAAGTCAATGTTTCCAACGAGTCCAGTTAGATATTGCGCTCCAAGGTCGCTAAGTACCATTTTGGCATAGAGCAAATCAATAAAGCTGCCTTGTGAGGTTTGAACGGTTGTTCCACCAGCGTTTCCGTTGGAGCCACCAGTTACCGACATATCACGGCGACCGTGATTGATTAACAGGGTTGGGATGGACAAGCCACCGCGCAAGCTCAGACCTGATTCCTTGGCCTCGCGTTGGGCCTCTTGGTGCATTTCAAGCTCGATTCCGTCTAGCGGCTGATTGCTCATTAGCTTTTGAATCCCTCTTGTGAGAGAGAAGGTGCTAAGATCGCGGCTTTCTTGTTTGGATGGGCCAGAGACGGCAGGAGCCGCGTAAGGAGTGTTTCTAGCGATCAAGGCACTTGTTAAGCGTTCTTGCATGACGGAAGGGGAACTTCCATCGGCAATGGCGGATTCAACATCCAGCTTGATACTAACGGCAGAGGCTCTTTCGCCAATTTGTTTAAGGGCGGCAATACGGGCAGATTCAAGGGAAAGAGCGCGTGTTTCATCGGTTTCGGTGGCATCATCGGCCACGACAGTTTCAGGTTTCATAATTTTTGAAGTTAGATCAATTGGGTTTTCTAACGTCCTGCCGACACCAATCGAAAAGTCAGCGGGGATGCTGCATATTGAAATCTCGTAGGGCATCCAACTTGTTGCGCGATTGGAAACCAATCCATCCGCGTCTGTAGTTGTTATTACGGAATTTATGACATAACCGAAGCTTACCAAGCTTCTGATTCTATCTACAACGTCAACAAATATCTCGTCGGCTTCTGCCGACTTGGAAAATCTTACAGTGGCATAGCCTTTTCTTGCGTCTGTATCTATATATGCGGTTTCAACGACCCCCACCTGATCTTCGGTGTCATGGTTCAGTAACAAGGGAGCACTAGCCAAGAGTCTTGTTAAGTCACAGGAGCCGGGTGAATGGTCGAGTATTTCTAGCCCGTCGCATCGTTCCACCGGTGTTTCACTAGAAAACGATAACTTTACAGTTCTAGCGGCTGCATCAATCATTGACTCATCAATGACAACGGAACGCCGCTGTAAATTGTCAGGTATCATTATGATACCGGTGGCATGTCAAAATCAGGCTCCCTCAGATGAAATATCGGTTACAACCCTATCACCGCTTTTTAGGGTTGGCCCTAGAAGCTCGGGCAATACGATTCCTAGGCTTGCGGCTAGGTCGTTGTCGGCTTTGATGGATTGCATTGTGTCGTAAACGTCGCCGCCAGTTTCGGCGATTACCTGTCGCAACGATTTCTGTCCGCTACGGATTGCTAGAATGTTGGCGTTCATATCCTGCACCGGATTCACGTATCCCCAACGGCGACCTTGAAATTGCGGGCAGTCGAATTTCCACAGTTTGTTAAACGGCAGACCTAACCTTCCCTGCAATAGCTCGATTGATAGCCAATCGGTAAAGATGTTTTCGCAGGCATGTTCGATTAGAAATGTCTGCAAGCTCTTCCAGACTTCGCGTTCTTCTAGCAATCCCGCCCTTATTGATGAGAAGTTTACATTCTCCAAGTCGCTTGCTAGGGAATTGTATGAAATGCCAAGGGAGGTCGCAATTGACCGCATGATTGACTTGATGAAATCGCCGTAACCGCTGTTAGGGTGGTCGTTGTTCCAGCTTTGAAACTCGGTGCCGATAGGCAAATCTTCGATTGTGCCAGGTGAAGCGTCCATTGATAGATTGCCGTCCCCATCTTCTTCCCCTATCCAGCCTTCAGGCGTTGCATGGGTAAAGAATCCCATCTTTGCAGCACCCGTTCTAGCGGCGACCAGTTCGGCCTGTGAATATCCATCAAGCATTTTCAAGGCCAGCATCGAGCTAACAAGCCAAGGCAATCCGCGCGTTTGGTCCGGCCTGTCTGTGATATATAGATGCAAGATTTGACTAGCATCAATTCGGGTTCGGTGTGGCGCAGGGACGTTATATCCAACATCGCCGGGATGTTGCCCTAGCAAATAGTAGGCAACTGGTGCGCGGAACTGGTCCATTTCAACACCGAACCGCACGATATTGCCATTGTCCAGAATCACATTGTAATGGTCATCCAACAAATCAGCCTCAAGAATCTGCAATTTCAAGCCCGTCTTTGTCACCACTTTTCTAATCAAAACTTCCCCATCCCTAGCAATTGATCGAATGATGAGCTTTTGCAAGTCTCGCCAAGTGTGCCTTCCGCAAACTGTACAGTTTCCAACACGGTTCCAACGGCTCCAAGCGTCTTCTAGGATATTGTTCGCAACCTCATCGAGCTTTCCTGACTTGTCATCTTTGACACGCATCTGCAAGGCAATCCCTGAATCACCGATAACATTGTTTTCGAGCGTTCTAAGGAAACCACGCACCCAAGGATTGTTTCTCTCAAGATCCCTAGACCTATCGCGTAGAATCTGAAGCTTGCCATAAGCCGCAGCGTCAGGCGATAGGGGCATTTGAAACCAGTCTTCAACAAGCCTGTTAGTGTTTGCGGCGGCGAAGTTTCTCCTCGACCCGACAATTGACACGTTAGGCTTGCCTTCGATTTCCGCCTTCGGTTGGGGTTTGGATCTAGTGAAGAACTTGAACATAATTAGTTAGCGGGAAACGCAATCTTGATAGTGCGACGCTTCAGACCAGAGATTTTGGCTTCTAGCGCGTCCTGCTCTTGTCTAAATAGGTTGCGAATCTTCATCAGCTTCTCAACATCGGTAATGGTATAAGATTGATCTCCGAAAGTTACCGACGAATTTGTCTTGGCGCATAGCTTCAGAATCGAATCATTTACCGCCGTTAGCATAGCCGAGACTTCTGCTAATCTGTCTGAGGGTGTCATGATTAGCCCGCGTTGTCAAAACTACCAATCGTTTACCCATGACCGCTTCAATTGATACTTTCGCTTGCCGTTGGTTGGTTTGTCTATATCGGCAACAACCGTTTCTGTGATTTCCTCGTCTGTCATTTTGAATGACTTTGCCACGGTCTTCCAATTGATCCGTAACAGGTGGAGTGCGGCGAGTGCGTAAACCCGACAATCCAACGCTTCATTGCGGGCCTTTGATGGATTCTCAAATTTGGAATAGGCCACACCGTTGACATATCGCGTCACCTTCACTTCGGATGTTAGTTGCTTGAACCAATCCTCTGGCCTGTCACTCGGAAAGTGCATGTAACCGGGTCCAAGATCGGCTGTCTTGATTCGGGAATATATTAGATCTTTGCAAGTGTCGGTTCCGATGGAGAATAGTGCTGCCCGTTCAACTCCTTGCCTTGTGGGTCTTGCAATGATAGGGATGGCAGACCCGCCGTGACCCTTTGCGGCGTAGATCTTGAGCCGTTCGCGCTTTTTGGTGAATGAATAGACACTTTTTGTCTTGTGGCCTGAATCGACCATCGCGCAAGTCACCTTGATTTCAGTTCCGTTGGGATGGGTCCAAGTTCTCTTTAGGAGCCGCGCAAAAATAACTTGGACACTTGGAGACTTTCTAAAGATCATGAATTTGGTATGATTGCATAATTCCAATCTCCTTGGAATTTGTCCGGCTTCAGATTGATCTCGGCCATTT